TGTCGCGCACAAACACCTCATGAGCCTCGTGGTCCATCTCAACAAACAATTTTTTACGTTGAAAGTAGGGAGGACCCATGGACGTCTTGAGGTTGACAGCGTTAATTTGACCTGGAACTCCAATCCAGGCTTCACCCACGCTGAGAGGTGAAATTTCTGAGATGCCAGGTAAAGTTGACATCCCGTCGGTGTAATCATCAAGGGCTTGGCGCCAAAAAGTCTCCCTGGACCACGTATCACGAAAAGCTCGTAAATTCATGGTCCATGGGTCGACCCATGCGCCGTCGATCATCTTCCCCCTCATTGTCGGTACGGTATAGTACGGAAACACCCCACAATGCTCAAGCTCTTTTTGAGAGAGCCGTCCTCGCATTGGGGATTCTACGCACTTAGACCGCATCGTTGATAAAGGGAATTTTGGTTCGACTGTTCCGAAAACAAGTCCATGTGAAAAACCCGCTGTTAAAGCGACCCAAAGTGAGGATCGCTCCTCCAATGGGCCCACCCGCACCTCGGCGTCGGGCCCGCTCCGTTAGGAGTTGAGCTCGACAGATGAGAGATGTAACTCAGGCATCACGTTGGAAATCTCCGATAAAGTATGGATCCCAACGATCAGTTCTGAGCTGGTGAGCTCCTCCCCGACTGTATAAGTCGTGGTAGAAAGCATTCCTTCAACAGTCATCTCGACCACATGGTATCCTGCGATGTAGGCGAATTTGGCGGCTTGCACTATGTACAAGCTACCGCAATCGCCCACTTTTGTTTGGACACCGTTGATCTGCAGCGCCCCCAAGGGGCTCCCGGGATAGACAACCGTAAGGCCGCCAGTCCCAGGGCGCACTTGAGATTCCCCATCCTTTAGGGAGACTAGTGCGACTCGGTCAAATCCGGTGGAAACACGGGCGACAGTTGATGTCGCCATGTGTTTAAGTAAATCGAATTTTCCTGCGATCGGCGGAATGCCTGGTACACAAACCAGAACATATTCCCGACCGGGGATCTTCACAGCATTCACGCCGAAAAGAACGTGCATGCTGTAAGAAAGAGTGCCCCGCGAAAAGGTCACCATCCCACCGATAGAATCTTCTACGAGAGTTCTTGCTTGGGGGAGAGTAATCTTAGTGTCGGAGCAGAACCCATGCCCTGGAATGAGCACAATGTTCTTGCAAATTTGAACGCCAAAGCAAGATCCAGACTCAAACTGGACCCGAACAAGGCGTTTTGCGGCTGCTGCCGCAAGATCATCAAAGGTGGTGGTTGCAAGAGCAACAGTATCCAATGGATCCCGCACAAATGTCTGGCGTATGTAATTGTTGCGCACAATGCCTCCCTGCTCCAACGGCCCAATAGTCTTAAAAGACTGAAGGGCTGCTTTTGCAGGGAAGGCTTGGCGCGCCAACAAAAGGCCGGCCGCTGCCGCACCTAATGCTGGTACAATCCATACATGTTGTTTTGACGCCTCATAAGCGCGCTGTCCCGCACGCTCATAAGCATCCACCAACTCTGGCCAAGTCCGGATGGTTTTCTCCGTAAACTTGCGAACTATGTTGCGCAGGGTAAAATGGCGACGAGCCATCCACTCCTGAAATTCAAGTTCAAGAAATTGCTTCAACAAATTAATGTCAAAGGAAACGCCAAGTTGGTTCATCCCCTCGTGAGCCACCAAGTAAATGGCAGCAAAGATTATGCAGTAATAAGCAAGGCCGTAGTAAAGAAGGCCCAAACCCACAACAACATATGAAGGGGGGACCCGCACCGCCACAAACGGCATGATCTGCGTGTTAGCAGAGCACGACGTTCTAGGATGTACGGCAAGCTTCACATAGCAAACGGGACAGAGAGT